GAGCGAGATCGTCATATTGCCTCGAAGTGAATATTGCTCACCGTTCACTTTCAAAAAACAAGTGCCTGCTACTTTAGCCATGCTTGATTACTCCATAATAGGAACATAAATGTAGCGAAACGCCACATTCTTAGACGATAAAAGAGATTTGTGCTGCGAAAATGTGGAACTGGTTAACTAGATTGGTTGGCAACATTGCATCAACCCTATTTCTATCGTCAGCATTGCGCTCTACGATTAGATCAGCTTTAAACTGGTCCATATCTTCGATCAAGCCTTTTTCTTCCCACTCTTTTGCGAGTGCTACAATTTCAGCTTTGATAATTTTAGGGGTCACGATTGCTTGGCCAGCTCCAAATCGTGTGCCATCGTCAGCGAGTTTGTGACGTGGGAAACGTGAAGTAATTCGCGCACGCAAACTTTGACGATAGTAAGACAAGGTATACAGCGTATTAGCGTCAAGATACGCAGCATCCGCAACATCTAATGAATTCAATTGATAGGTCGTTACTAATCGTTGTATGGTTACTTTGCCAGAATGTGAGGCACTGTGTGTCGCAATACCATCATATAAAAGGGTGTTATTTTCAGCGATTGTTCGACGGTCTTGTAAAGGTTCAGCTAATACACCCACTAATTCTAAGGTGTTAAATGGACGAGCAGGATCAATGCTTGCGTAGTATGCAATCTTCGCACAAACGGCTGCTGCCCACAAATATGGAGGGGTTGGGCTGTTGTTAGCCGCGTCAAATATTGTCATATGCTGGTTATTACGACTATTGCCCAGTGTTGATAAAGCAGATACGGTACCCTTATCAGCGGTAATCACATGGCCTTCTAGCATTCTAGTTGGAGACCATCTGCTATCCATTTCTGTGTCTAAATCATCTAACACTCCACTTGAGATGTAGGGCACTACCCAGTGATTGAAAATCTCATCAGGTAAAGCAGCTATTGCATTAGACAAGTCAGGATCGGTTGTACCAGCAGTTGCTGTACCCATTTGAACGATATCTAAGATTAAACCTGCTGGTGTTTTTTCACCAGCTAAGACACCACGATAGTTAAGGCGCATATCAAATTTGTTACCCACCAACCCTTTGTGTCGGTAAGTGACCTCAACAATATTGTCAACTTCATCATTGATAACCGTTGCTGTTACAGGTAAGTCTACATTGGCATTAATAGCAGCAGCCACTGCTGTCGCCACAGCCGTCATGACATCTCCCTTGGCAACAGATACACTCACTAGAACGCCGCCTAAATATAAGCTAATCGTACCGGATTCTGTTGCTGCGCCTGTAATGGTGATAGTACCAACCGCTGCGACTCCTGCTGCATCATCATCAATCGCAACACACCACTTCTCAGTGAATGAATTGTTATCAAAGATAGTTTTAAACATGTTCGCAAGCATTGAGCCTTGACCAAAAGAGGTTACAGCTTGAGCATAGCTTGTGATAAGTGTCGGTACATTTGCAGAAACCGTACCTGTTGAAAGACGCTGACCAATGACGAGCATGCGATTGTCTACTTGTGCTGTATTGTTTGCACGCGATACGTCGATTTCCACATAAGCACCGGGTACACGTACGTTGCTAGGCACTTCATTAAAACTAATAGTCATTATTGCGCTCCCTTAGCTGGTTTAGATGGTTTTTCAACCTTCGGTTCTTCAACTGGCGGTTGCGCTACAACAACATCACCGTGCTTCAAATAACGCTGCCATTGAATGCTGTTCATTACCCATTCGCCTTCTGGCTTGAGTTTGTGATTTAATTTTTCTGGATGACGCACGATTGCGCCTTCCTTTGCAGGCTTGACGAAAATCTTTTCCATTTCTGGCTCCTAGATGAAGTAAATTGGCTTAATTTCTTGCTGGATGGATGGGGTAGCATCTGTTGCGCCGTCTACAACGTAATCAACAAACAATTTATCGAAATAATCGAGTTCTAATTGATGCACATCTTCAGGCAACAGTCGTCCTTCAACAGAGAATTCAAATCTGTGGTAGTAACGTGCATTATCAAGTTTTTCAGGTGCATCTCTTCTCATCATGATGACATGAGAATCCGGCTCTAAGTCTTTGTTGTTAACCAAGATGCGAAACAGATATTGCAATATGGTTGGAACGAAGTCCTGACCATACTTCCCAGTTCTGTCATTAGACTCTCGTGTAGGAGTACAAGAAATGATAAAAAAGTTTTGTATATAGGTTTGTTCATAGGTTGACTGAGAGGTCAACTCATAAGTAGTTGGTGCTAATCCGACATACAATGCTGGCAAAGGCAATCTTGATTTATCTTCTGCAATAGATAAATCGATAGCGCCTTCTACACTCCATGTCGGTAGATGTTCTCTCAGCAATTGAATAATCTGTGTGACTTTAATCATTATTCAAAAGCCCTCTGTATTGCGTCCATGATCATTCTTTCAATCAAATTATTATTTTCTTCTAGGGATGGCACGAGATATGGCCTATTTGCCATTTTGCTTGTGCCTAACTCTAAATAACCTGCATAGTTAACGTCTGAACCAACAGATGCAGAGAGAAAATCATGTTCGTGTCGAATGCTTCCAACTAATCTCCCGGTATCTGATTTGGGTGGTTCGCCAGGCGCTGATCGCACCGCTCGCTTGCGACCTCTCACATAACCAAGACCTGATCGTGCACCACGCGATATCTTCTTTTTAACAACACCCTCAATGATGATCGCTATCTCTAGTAGCGTTCGATCTATATCCTGCGTCATTTTCTGGCTCATGTTTGCTATTTGTATAGCAAGGGTGCCTGATAGCTCGACCTTTATATCAATCATGTATCACCCCAACAAATCGCTTAATGGACTCTCAACACTATCGGTATCTGTTTCAAATGGATTGAGTGCGACACTATCTTCTTCACACAATAACTCCAAAAAGCGGCTACGTTCTTGTAGATTTCTAACAGCGCGAATGCGAAAGCGTCTGCTATCAAAGTAAAGCCATCGCTCAGTGGTGATATAAGGGTGATAGCGCATCGTAAAGTTATGCGTGACGCCCTCGCCGATTTGTTTGGTATCGAGTGTTACTAACCCTTTAACAGGTTGAATATCTGCCCAAACGGTTAGCACGGTTTCCCATTTTTTAAAGGTGCGATGGGTATTATCTTGCGTTTCTGTATAGGATTGTATTTGCACTCGGTAGCGCAATTTGCCAATTTCCATCAAGACGCACCTAAATCGAGAAGCGTTTATAAGGCTCAAGTAACGCTAATACGCCGTGAGGAGTGTAGGCCACAGACGTAGAAACTGAGGTATTCATCGCATCGTATTGAGCAGCACGGTTTTCGTGCCAATGTAATATCAGCATGAGCATGGCTTGTTTAATGGTTTCAGGCACTGCTTCCACCAAGATGTCATTTTCCAACCTACCGAAACCAGCTATGAATTCCACCGAGATCGCATCAAATCGTCTTAACTCGGTTGGCAGATACGAGCTGGTTTTCAAGCAGATTCTATCTCCAGACAGATAGTAGTTACCGTCAGGAAATAGCGTGTCATTGCCATCTTCTACATATGATTTTAATGACACAATACTAACTATATTTAAATAAGGTAGACGAAGATAACTTTTACTTGAAAAGTCCAGAACATCATTGTTATTGAGATAAGCAATCACGCGTTGTGGCAAAATAGCTGTATGGCACCAATTTTCACACTGTATGCGAGCGCGTGTGATTAAATCAGTGATATAAGCGTCCTCTGTATCGCCATCAATTTTGCAATGTTCTTTGGCTTTATCAAGTGTGATGCATTCGTCTACTTCAAGAGATTGAAATGCTAAGCGCATTGGCAATTACCTTAGAGGGCAGTTTTGTTTTTTGGCGATTTTTGGTTTGCTTTATTTTGAGGAGATTCAATTTTTGCTTTGTCTGCTTTATCTTCTTCGCAAATCTCTGCTACTTCCATATCTACAAAACAGTTAGCGAGTACTTCAGATACTTCATAGGATTCGCCTTGTTTGTACTCAGTTGAGGTGATGCCATCTGGACAGCCTACAGCTTTTTTTAACATCTTTATTTTTGGCATGAATTTTCTCCAAAAAAAAAGGGGCGAAAAGCCCCATTTGTAAATAAAGCTATCAGCTATTAACTGGCATTGCTGATGGAGCGCCTTTTAATGCAATAATCCCAATTGGCGTACCAGTGGCATGTGTGCCTTCAAAATTGATGTTCACTTTCAAATAGCGCTTGGTGCCTTTATAAGCAGTGATGTATGCCATCTCATCTTCGGTTGCTGAGTCAATTAATGCGAAAGTACCTGTGTTTGCACCCGTAACAGGGTTAACAATGTCGGTATCAGCACATGCTACATAGTTGCTATCAGTATCAGAGTGTTGTAATTCTAGATAGATTTTATTGGTGCCGTTTAATGTGTCTGCTGAAAGACCAACATTTACAACAGCCATTAACTCTTGAAAACCTTGCATATCAATTGCAGAGCTAGCCGTGTCGGAATTTAATACTTGTGGCTTTAATGATTGCTCTACCTTGGTGTCATTGTATAGACGAGTGTGAATTGTCATGATTTGTTCTCCAAATATTGATTGAAAAGCCAACGCTTAACGTTGGCTCAACTCTTTCTATCATTGATAGATGATATTAAGTTGCAGAAATAACTTGCAGCTTGATCGCATCAAAGTTTCGTACAGCACCACCAACACGTTTCGTGGTGTACAATTTTACAAAACCTTTCTTAGTGTACGGATCACGTAAAATACGTGTGCCAATACGATCAACAATACGATAGCCTTCACGGAAATTACCAAACGCAATCGCTAAAGCACCGGCTTGAATAGTTGGCATGTCGTCTGCGCGCACAATTGGATAACCTAATAAGTCAGGAGACGTGCCACCGTTCAACCCCATGCCCCACAAGTAATTACCATTACCATCAACCAATTTACGAATGTCTTTAACTGAGCTGCGTTTCAAGAAGAATACTGAGCCGGCCAAGTAATCCGCCTTGAGTGATTCGACTAAATCCATCAAACCATCTGCCGTCACCTTGCTTGCATCGCCAGAAGCGATTTGCTCTAGTTGATTAAAGCCTGTTCCTGAACCATAGGTTAGAAAGCCGCGAGGTTGCTTTGGACTATTACCGGATACAAATGCGGTATTTTCAGTACGTGCAAACCTACTAGCAATCTTGTTAGTGACGTATGCTTCAATATCAAAGTAAGCATCATCTAACAATTTTTGGCTGATCGCTGGCTGAGCAAATTGCTCATGAACATCCCACCCAATTTCTCTAAATGTACCGGTAGCTGTTTCATCACGTGTTTCTTCTTCGCCCACCCAACCGCTTGAGAAGTCATCACCTTCGTATGGTTCAACCAATCTATCAGAACCAATTGTTAATACTTCTGCGTACTGGCGAACAGGTGATGTTTCTCGAACGATCTGTATAATAGCTTTATCTAGCTCAGGCATAACAGCATAGCCACCGTCTGGGCCTTCGAATGAGGACAGCGCTTTACTGTGAGCAACCAGTATTTGTTTTTCTTCAACATCAAGATCGTCAAGACCACCGCGCCAATATTTTAATGTCGCGTTGCGAACAGCCAGTTGTTCTTCGGTCATTGAAGCGCGCTGTTTTTCAAGATTATTTGCAACTTCATTACGACGCTTGGTTAAAGCTTCTGCTTGCTCTGCCGCTTCTTTTGCTTCTTCTGCCTGAGTAATAGCATCGTTAATTTTGTCGGTCATTTCCTTTAATTCAGCACTGACATAACCTTTGGTAGCCATTTCACTAATAACTTTGTCATTCTTTTCTTTGAACGTTTCAAAATCGCGTCCAATGCTTTCTACTGCTTGTAAAATTTCTGTAGTCATAATTACCTCGATAAGATTGATTGATGGAGTTTTTTAACTGACGCTAGAATTGCCTCGGCTGTTTGTGAGTCAACGTCCCGCTGACCTTCATCAATCGCCTTAAAGCCTTGCACGGCTATTCGCTTTGCTTGGCTGGATGAGAAACCGCCTACGTCCCGTAGGAAGTCTTCAAATTTTCTAATGGTGTCGATTTCGACAGTTTTAACACCGTTTACATTCGCTTGGTTATTTGCGGGAAAAGTTACAATCGAGATTTCCCACAAAC